AAGGTCTGGTTGTCCAAATCGGCCTTATGCATAGAAAAATTATTTTACCTTATTCACACCACACAGAGCACGGCAATGCCGTGAAAAGGTGTTATATGTATGCAAGTATCAGTCATACACGATTGTGCTGTAAACTACCTTAAATTGCTTTATTTACGACCTATAACTAACTACCTACTGCGCAACGTGTTAACGCGAACTACCACTTAACATAAGGCATATTATGCGACATTGAAACTGTAAGTAGTTACGTATTAACACGTTACAACTACACTACATTATATGGATAGCTCCGATTGTATCAAAATAGCTAGTAATAGGCCATTAATAGACTTTTCAACTACTACCCGTATATGCCTACTGCTTGTATATGCCTGCTGTTTACGCTTTTTCATGCCAACTTGAAAACGATTGTATTAGTTAGGCATACCTAAGTGTATAGGGGGGGTACTTAGAGTAGAGAGAGTCGGTTGTGTACAATCTATCCATTTGAACCCCCATGTATTTCAAAATAATTTTCCCTACCCTTGTTTCACCTTTCCTATAAGCCCCCCACCTTCTTCTATCCCCAATTATCCTTACCCCCCATTCCACTTCCATATTATAATTTCTAAAATTTTTCCTATCCCCTTTGTTGATATCTCTATATAGGCCGTTCGTCCACCCTACTCCTTTATTTCCTTATGGCGTGGGAATACCCTTTTATGGATTTCTAAGCGCGATTGTTCTTGTTTCCCACTCTATAGTTGGCTTTGTTGTTAAGTCGATTCTAAGATTGATAAATAGTGTCTCTCGAATATTGTTATTTCTTTAACATTTCTGCACTTATCTATTTGACTTATGATAAACACCACCTATATTCTTATCAACAGATCCAAAAAACGGTCTTTTTCGTTAATTTGAAAAGAAGATTTCCCTATAAGGAAATATTGATGTTTTGAGGGGAGAAAGTTAAAAGTAGTTAAAAATAAAATATAATATTGGGTTTATTAGCCCATAAAACAAAAAAGGAGAAAAGTAAGATGTTTAAGATTGGAGAGAAAGTGGTTGTGAAGGATAGTGGTTATGGTTACAACTTTTACGACATCCTAGCTAGAGATGTTATGGAGTTGGGTAATTTTGTGGAGGGAGATCTTTGTAATAATGGTGATGTTGTGGTGGTTAAAGCCAAATCATACCATGAGGATCGAGTGGATTTAATTTATGGGATTGAAGTTGATGGGCAACATTATCTGTATCCAGAGGAAGCCCTAGAACTCTACACCCCACTATCCGAAAAAGTTAGAACTGTTATTAAATCGTTTGTTTCAGAAGAGAAACCATTTGTTGTTGATCTTGAAAATGTTGATGTGGATATTCGACTTCAATTCCAAGAATATTTGTTTTCGTTAGGTGTTGAGTGGGTGAGTAGTGGGTGTCAAGTTCATGATAGGGGAGAAAAGTTTTATGATATTAGTAGATTCAATGGATATTATTGCCTTGGTTTGACCCACCACAATATTGATTTTTCTAAACATGATTCCATCGACCTCCTTACAGGAGAGATTGAGAATAATATCCAAGAATACACTATGGAAGAGCTCATCGATTTAGTTGGGCATAACTTTAAGGTGGTGAAATGATTGATATTCTGATATTGGCGGTGTTTTCTGTTTTAAGTGGAATGCTTATAGAGCAGAAGAAATATGATATGGCGTTTATGTATTTATGTATTGTTATTATTAAAGCGATTGATTTAAGTTGGAGGATCTCTTAATGAACCAAAAGATTAAAGATTTGATTAAAGAACAACCGCTAGACAAATTAGCCAACGCTATAGGTGGTTTCGTTCAATGGGAACTTTCTTCTAGATATGAGAAGATAATGTTGAATATGCAATATGGTATGGATGATAGGTGGGCGATTGAAGCGAAGAAGATGATTGAATATGTACGTGAAGTTTATGAGGAGAAGTTGAAAGATGTTTAATAAGAAATTAAAAGAAGAGAATCGCAAGCTAAAGCAAGCCAACAGAACTCTTATGTCGATTGGTGAGAAAACTAGGGATCGTGCCAACCACAATTGGAACATGTGCCTTGAGATATTTAAGGATTACAACGAAACAGGATTCATTAAAGATTCTATCTACGATTATGATAAAGATTATGGATGGACAGGAGAAGAGAAATGAGATACGAATGCACAAAAGAGCGATTCTTAAAAGATGTTCACAATCACGAAGTGTATTTATTTTCATTATTTTTTTCTTTTTGGGCTTGAGAAATAGCAATTAACGTGATATATTATACTTGTAATTAACAAGATTGCCGTTATATTATTGTCATCAAACGATAGATATAAGCTAATAAAATAAAAAATCTAAGTCCATGAAAATAGAAAACCACTACCATGTGATGATGTAGAGGCGATAGGTATCTTGTTTACCTTCTATGTTTTATGGACTTTTTTTGTTAGGTGTATTATGGTTCATGTATGTTACAAATGTGGAGAAAGTAGGTTAGAGGAGTTTTCTAAATGTTCTAGGAGCAAAAGTGGTCTCCAAAGCAAATGTAGAGAATGTGATAAAAAGGCAAAAAGGGAAAGAACTGAGTTAAGACAGAAGCTTAACCCAAAGAAAGTTAGAGTTAAGGAGTGCAAGAAATGTGGAGAGTTGGACTTGACTAAATTTAACAAGAGGGATGATTGTTACTTGGGGCTAATGCCATATTGTAAAACGTGCGAAAAGGAGAATGCTGATGAATACTATGAGAAAAACAAAGAGAAAAGGAAGAAAGATGCTTCTGATTATTCAAAAAACAATAGAGAAAAAACAAATAAGAGAAATAGAGATAGGTACAGAAGTGATGAGGCATACAGAATCACTATCGCAGATGCGAATAAAAGATGCGAGAGTAAAGACTCATCAAAGTTAAGAAGGGCTGAGTCGAGAAAGAATTGGAGTAATGCCAACAGAAAGAGGCTTAACTCACAAGAGGCCACTCGTAGGTCGATTAAATTTAACGCAGTTCCAATCAGCATCACAGAAGAGGAGATGCTACAGATAGACGATCTATACAAACACTCTTCTTCTGAACTGCACGTAGATCATATAATCCCACTACAGGGTGAACTGCCAAATGGAGATAGAATAATGGGATCTCATAGGTTGGATAATTTACAGTTATTGGAACCTAAGGATAACTACGCTAAGGGAAATAAAATAAATGAAGATGAGTTGATAGATAAAATAGAAGGCTTTCATTATCTGCGAGTGCCAAAGGGTTATTTTTTAGATCCAAGTAAATACAAGAAATATTATTTTGAATAGCTTGGGGGTGTAATGGAATACGATAAGGTTAAAAATAAATAACGTTCGCAATTCGCGAACAGCAAATAAAAGGAACATAAAATGCAAAACATAAATGAGATGTTGTTAGAAGAAAATCAATATTTTGAAATAAAGTTTATCCAAGACGAGGATGGTGTTCAAAGTTGTGTCAGAAAAGAGATGTGGGATGGATATGAGGCTCTTGAGGAAGTGAATAGCCTAAAGTTGTGTTCTAACATCTCCCGTCTAACGGTGAAGCTCGTAGAGGAGCTATCGCATGAATAGGATTAAAATTCTGAATGACATTATTGGGGAGACGGACGACTTCTATCGAATTTGTTTCATTGGGTTCAATAGATTTGATTTCCCATGTAGCGAAGATGCATGTGTTGAGAAGGATGATATAGAAATTGTGTCTGATAGAGAATTATTGATAGACACCACAATTTATTATCAATTGTGTCGGTGGTTTGATATGAAGATTAATAGGATAGAGGAGTAGGGATATGAGATTGATGAAAGGGTGTTGTTTAGAGAAGATGGACGAATTGATTGAGGAAGGGGTGGTTGTTGATGCAATTATTTGCGATCCTCCTTATGGTACTACGGCTTGTAAATGGGACAGCGTCATCCCATTCGATGCAATGTGGGAGAGATTGAATAAACTGATTAAACCAAATGGTGCAATTGTTCTTTTCGGCTCTGAGCCATTTAGCAGTGCTTTGAGAATGAGTAATATTAAAAACTATAAATATGATTGGGTTTGGGATAAACACATCCCTAGAAATTTTGCCAATGCTAAAAAAATGCCGATGAATAGGCATGAGATGGTTAGTATTTTTTCAGATGATGGTAAACTACCTTTATATTTTCCTCAGATGACGCTTAGAGATAAGCTAGTAACAGTGAAGAACTACTCAAAGAAGGGTAAGGATAGTAGCTACAAAATTAATCAAGATGGGAGTTCAAGCAAATCTTATACATATACCCATCGAAACCCAGACACGATAATAGAGGGTAAATGGGAGGCAAATAAGGGAAAGGATCACCCAACTCAAAAGCCAGTTGCGTTAATGGAATACTTAATCAAGACCTACACTCACGAAGGAGAATCGGTCTTAGATTTCACAATGGGGAGTGGAACAACAGGCGTTGCCTGCGTAAATACCAAGCGAGATTTTATTGGGATAGAGTTAGGAGATACGTTCGATGAGAAAGCCACAGATTATTTTAAAGTGGCTGAAGATAGAATAAAAGAAGCAGAGAAGCAAAAAGCAATGGATTTGTTTTAGGAGTAGAGACAAGAAAAGCCCGTAACAGAGGAGAAGTTCTGTTACGGGCTTTTGCATTTTAATGGAGCTAAATGTCAGAGTTGAACTGACGACCGTTTGATTACAAATCAAATGCTCTACCACTGAGCTAATCTAGCATATAAAATTGTACCGACCTTTCATCGGATTGGCGATAGGTTTTTGACTAAACAGTTTTCAATCGACTATGCTCTGTTTTAAAATGGTCAGCGAGGAAGGATTTGAACCTTCACTTCTCCCGTCCAAGGGGAGGTGTCTACCAGATTAACTTACACGCTGACATAAAATTTGGTACGCCTGGTAGGAGTCGAACCTACAAATTACTGGGTCTAAGCCAGATGCCTATGCCAATTCGGCTACAGACGCACATAAAATTGTGTTCACCTTCGTATCTAGATACCACACCCCTCCTGTCTAGTCTTAGCACGAAAAACACTACTCGAATGCTCTTTGTGCTAATGGAGGATCTTGTCTCAATCACAGATGAACTATTGAGCCTACGCTATACTTTCGCATTTCATCCCTACGGAATCATCAGGCGTAGAATATTCCTCAAAGTGCCAACCACCACATGAGTTTTCGGAGAATGGTGGTTGGCGAGGAGGAAATGAAACATAAACCTTTCGGCTTACATTTGGTTATTATATGCAAAAAATCCCAAAACATACAACAATTTTAGAAAAAAGTTTGAAATTTGTTTGTAATGGTGGATTCTTGTGGTAGATTTGAATCATCAACTAAACAAACACAAAGGAGGATTAAGAGGTGATTTACCCACCAAAAGTTAAAAGACCATTGACCCAAACTAGACTCAAGATAGAATTTATATCTAGCCCACTCGATCATAGAAAAGGAGACTATGATGAAGTTTCATATTGTGTCGATGGCATTGGGTACTCAATAAAAACGAAACCTCACACTTCTTACGACAAAACCTTAATCCAGCTTGAGAATCTGCATGGAATAAATTCACTAGACGAAAAATACAATAAGGTTGATTATCGAGATGGGGAAGTTGTTTTTAGAGGAGAGATCGTTAGTGACGTTGTATGCTTCACGAATATAACATCCACTAAATATTGTTTCAAGAAAGATTCTACTCATGGTTATTTTGTTGATTTTGAAGTCTATTGTGACCACAGGTTGGTCTACTCTAAGGGTTGGTCTTACTCGAATTGCGAGGAAGAAATTGATTTAACAATTAAAACCTTCGAGGAAATTAACGAATTTATCTTTGAATAATAAATCCAAACAATCCATTTAAAGCGATTCTAAGCCTATCAAAATACCAAACCCAAGTCAATAGGCGAATATCATCACAATCGCAACGAGAGATACCTTAAATCGCTTCATTTCGCTATTTACAATCTATAATTGTGATGCAATTTGATGGCGCGGTGATAAATTGGCTTGTTTTTAATGGTTTGTCGCCATTATTATCTTTTATCACTACAATCATCAATCAGCAACTTGAGAGTTAGGTGGGCTTGTCCCACTTAGCTCTTTTTTTGTTTTTGTGGGTTTGATTAAATTTCACAATTTTCATTTTGTGGGTTTATCAATCTTTTTATTAATTCCCCAATTTTCTATTTTTATTTTTTTTTGGTTTTTGAAATCCAATCAATTTATTTTTTTGTGGGTTTTATTTTTTCTTAATTTTCGAATTATTAATTTTGATTTTTTGTGGGTTTATTTTTGTTTTAAAATCCATCCAAAAAAATCCAAATGGACAATAAGGTTTATATTCTTTTCATTCTTAGTTTCTTTTATTCTTATATCGTTGCTAAAATTCGGAGGTAGGGTTCGCGATTGGTTCGCTAAATTTTGAACAGGAGGTTCGCGATTGGTTCGCTAAATTTTGAACAGCGTAAGTCATAAGTTGTTAATACCCAACGAATGTAGTTTGCTAAAGGTTCGCTAAATTTTGAACAGGAGGTTCGCGATTGGTTCGCTAAATTTTGAACAGGAGGTTCGCGATTGGTTCGCGAACGGTGTGCGAACGAAAGCCACAAGTCGTTGATGCTCTAGGCGTATAGTTCGCGATCCACTTTTCGGTATTTTGAGGGGGGAGCGATTTTTCACTTTTAAAATTTTCACAACTTGCAATGCAAAATTAACGTGCTATTTTGATGATATAAACAATCCAAAAACAACAAATAAAAAGGAGATAAAAACATGAATATTAGAGTCCCAAAATCGTTAGTAGAAGACTTAGAATTTTGCAATGAAATGTTTGAAACTAGCTATCCAGAAATCGGACAAAAAGCACTAAAATGGTTCAATAATCCATCAACAGGGCTAGATTTGGGTGGGATAAAACCAAAAGAAAAGGAGCGATTATCTAAGGAAGGATTCAATTTTGGAGATAAGCCATTCTGCTACACAACTGATGATTTTAGGAATATCGTCACAGAGTATGTAAAAATGTCGATAACCAACCACAAAGCAAAGTACACCCCACTAAAACTAGATAACTATAGCTTTGAAACCGATTCGGAACAATTATTGATTAAGGTCGCGGAAGACAATTTGAAAGAAAAAGTGATAAAACTTGTTAAAGAGCTTTATATTTGCCACGAAGGTGATTATATTAAAGAGGGAAGTGAAATTGATAATTTAATAACGAAGATAAAGGAGCTGTAAGATGATTAAAATTGAAATAACCCAATCCAACAATCGCAATCTAGAAGATTTTGTTGAGATTAGAGACATCAGAGAGAATCCAAATGGAGTGGTTGACATAGATATCCACAGTAAGAGATTCAAGTATTGGGATGTGAGTAGCGGAAATAATGGAGGAGAAAGTGGAGGTTGTATCGACATCAGTTGTATGGTCGAATATCAAAAAGGCACACTATATAGAATCGAGGCTTTATATGATGATGTCCCCGAAGACGAAATCGAATTCGAAACATTTTGCTTTGATGTTATTTTTGACAAAGAAGAGAAAAACGAGTGGGATTACTACGAAGTGTACATCACCCCACTAAAATACCAATACGAAATTAAATTAGTCCCACAATCACTTTTAAAAACATATAATGAAAACGGTAAAGAGTTAGATTGGGAAGAAATAGTAATTGTAAGCGAAGAGGAAATGAAAAATGAAAAATAAGATATATAATGAAAATTGTCTTGATACAATGGCAAAAATGGAAGATAATTTTTTGGACTTAACTGTTACTTCACCACCTTATGATAATCTAAGGGAATATAATGGGTATTCTTTTGACTTTGAGTCGGTAGCAAAGGAACTATACAGAGTGACCAAAGATGGGGGGCTAGTTGTGTGGAATGTTAATGACTGTAAGATTAATGGTGGAAAAAGCTTAACTAGCTTTAAACAAGCTATAAAATTTCAAGAATTAGGTTTTTTGGTTCACGATATTATGATATGGCAGAAAAGTACTTTTAGCTCACCTATTAAAAACATGTATCATAATGTTTTTGAATATATGTTTATCTTGAGCAAAGGAAGACCAAAGACATTTAATCCAATAATAGACAGAAAAAATAAAAAAGCAGGAAAAAGCACAACGACTACATTCCGAGAGGCTGATGGCAGTACGAGTCAGAGGAGTGCAAAAACCATTGGAGAATATGGAAAAAGATTTAATATATGGCAAATAAACGAGGTTAAAAACAATAAGTACGGCAAGCATACAGCCCCATTTCCAGAACAACTAGCAAACGACCATATAATCTCATGGAGCAACAGTGGCGATCTCGTTTATGACCCATTTATGGGAAGTGGAACAACTGCAAAAATGGCGATAATGAATAATAGGAAATACATCGGTAGTGAAGTTTCAGAAGAGTACTGTGAGATTATTGAAGAGCGATTAGAAAATGCAAAAAAGCAAAAAGTAATGGATTTATTTTAAAAAGAGGAAATGAAAAATGAAAGTTAGAAAGAAAACAACATTCACTGTAACAAAATTTGAAGCAGGTATGGAAGATGGAGAGATGTATTCAAATATACATGGGAATAGACACAAATATAAAATACTACCAAACGGAGGGTGTCAGTTCATCACAAAAGAGGATGATTGCTACATCATCAGAAATGATTTTAATGGAAGTTTGGAGTTGGTAGACAAGCGACATATCGAATTATATTATGATATTTTGGAGGAAGACAAATAAATGACATACCTAATCATCATAGCACTAACGGCCTTTGTCGTATGGAGCCTAAAGCCCAATCAGACAGATGCCCGATGTGAAGAATGTAAACAAGAATTAGAGAATCGAAAAGAACAGCTAAAAAATATTGTGTCTATTTTGGAAGAGAAGACAAATGAACACAAAATTAAACAATCTCAGATCGAATCGTTAAAAGCGGAGATCCGAAATTACGAATCTGATCTTGATATTATAGAGTGTGGATTTTATAGTGAGGTGTTTGATTTCGATGATGAAGAAAGTTTTAAAGAAGAGATAAAAAACATAAAAGCCGACCAGAAATGGGAAGTGAAGCACGATAATGTCATACGGTGTGACAAGGATTGGAAATTAGGAGGTAGCGAAGCAAGAGGGCGTAAACTAGTAACACAATATAGTAAGATTATGCTTAAATGTCTAAATAGTGAATGCGACACCCTAATTTCCAAAGTAAGATTCGGAAACATCACCGCCTTTACAGAGAGAATCAAAAAATCATTCAAAGCCATCAATAAATTCGGGGAACTCTATAGTGTAAGTATTGACAGAAACTATTTACAGCTAAAGCTGAGAGAATTGAACTGTACATACGAGCACGAACGATTAAAAGAGAAGAAGAAAGAAGAAGCCAAAGAAATCAGAGAGAGGATGAAGCAGGAGCAGGCCGAGATAAAGGCTTTAGAATGCGAAAAGAAGAAGGCTGAAGTTGAGGAAGCTAAAGTGCTAAAAGACCTTCAGAATGCCTCTAAACTGCTAGAAAAGGACAAACTTAATGATAAGTTGAAAGATAAAATAGAAAAACTGAAATTAGAGTTAGAAAACAAAGGCGAAAATGTAAGGAAGATCAGTCAAGCGATGATAACTCGCGCTGGAAATTTATATGTAATTTCAAACCCTAGTTTTGGAGAAGGTGTTTTTAAACTAGGTATTTCTAGACGACTAGATTATACGAAGAGGGTAGATGAGTTAAGTTCAGCAAGTGTACCATTCCGATTTTCAATCCACGGAGCGGTGTTCTCTGAAGATTGTATAAAGTTAGAAAAAGACATTCATGCAATCTTCGACAAACAAAGGGTAAACAAGGCCAACAGAAGGAAAGAACATTTCTACACAAACATATATGAGATTGAACAAGCCCTAAAGGCACTTGGGCATGAAATAGAATTGATCGAAAACCCAGTAAATATGGAATATCAAGAGACACTAGAGATGGAGTCAAAATAAAATATTCAATTATTTTTCAAAAGGGCTATATGTTTTGGACTTTTTGGTTTAAATTAATAGAGGTAGGGTGACAGCCCTATCATCTATATAATAATGGACACCAATCCAAGATGTAAAACAAATTATATTTTAAGCCCGATTTATGAGATGTTGTCGAAACAAGTGGTGTTGTCGATTAGCAAGAACTGTCATTCGTTCTCATATGTCGGGCTTTTTGTGTTTAGGGAAAATGATTATGAAACAGGGATTTTTATTTGATTTAGATTTATCAAGTTACGAAAAGAAAATTAAGTCGTGTACGACATGTGGAGAAGATGATATTTCTAAATTTAACAAAGACAAAAGTGGGCACCAAGGTCTTAAAGCTTCGTGCAGATTGTGCAACAAGAAAGCTAAACTGAACAGGCAAGGAAGGAATTATGAGAAAGAAGTTGCTTTCTCAAGATATTGTAAAAGTAAAGGGTTGAAAGAAAGACCATGCACCAAGTGTGGAGAAAATAAATTAAGTGAATTTAGCACCAATTCGAGAGGGCATCAAGAATTACAATCAGTCTGTAAATCCTGCTTTAGAAATAAACACAAAGACTCGACTGCTATCAAAAAAAACAATCAGATGATATATCGAAAACACTGTGAAGAAAGAGGGTTGAAAGAAAAGCCATGCACAAAATGTGGGGAAAACGATGTTACAAAGTTTAACGAGCATGAATCTGGACATAGAGGGCTTTCTTCTATTTGTGATAAATGCCTTATAGTCAATAGAAAAATACACTATTCTAAAAATAGAGATTCCATATTGAGTAAAGGTAGAGAGTATCTCTACAGGAATAGAGATAAAAAATTAGAAAGAGACAGGAAATATTATCACAACAACAAAGAGGATAAAGCAAGACATAGAAAAGAGTACTATAAAAAGAACAAGGAATATTTCTTCGCCAAAAATGCAAAAAGAAGAGCCACCAAACTACGAGCTATTCCTAAAAACCAACAAAAAGAAGAGATTGGAAAAACAAAGGAATTATACTCCAAGTCAGATAGACTAACAAAAGAAACAGGTGAAAAATATCACGTAGACCACATAGTTCCGCTCCAAGGCAAATTGACAGACGGAAAGCGAGTACTCGGAGCCCATAGGATAGATAACCTCCAAATCTTAGAGGCATCTAATAATATATCCAAAGGAAATAGAATAACATATGAAGAGTTAGCAAAATATAAAGAAGGTCATCATTATATCTTCGTACCAGAAGATTATTTCGATAATGTTGATAAATATCCAAATATAGGTTTTAATTAGTTTGACATTAAGAATAATGATGCTAATTTGTATTCAACAAAGGAGAATTAATGGAAAATATATTAAAAGTATCATCGAAAAAAGGATTAAATATTCCTAAACCATGGGCAACATTTTTTGGAATGAACAACTCTATCGCACTATCCCTAATGTTGGATAAGTTTACATCCTCCGTAGAACAAGATCGAGAGTTTAAGTTGAAACAAGTAGAATATTCAAAATTCATTACCTATCACAGTTTTAAAAAGGCTTGCGAATACTTCGATTCAATAGGTCTTCTTAGGGTATATGAAGACGTAAATGGAATACAGGCAGGAGTGTCATATAAAATAAATCCAAAGAAATTCGATAAAGTGTGCGAATTATCACTTTCTTGCGATATATTATATGATTATGAAGTGCTTATTAAAGATTATACGAAGGAAGATTTTAATCTAAAAGAAATCGAGAGAGTAATTAAATAAAATGCAATCAACAAATGAGAATGGGACAGACTATCACAAACCAACGGAGGAATTTATGCCAACATGGGGATATGATGATTCATGGTTACAAACAACAACACCAAACGGATTTAGAAAGAAATCTAAAAAGCATGGGTGCAATTTCACTAAATCTAAAAAGAAAAGAAAGAAAATAGCGAATAGATAAAAGGAGAAGGGGATGGATATTAATTTAGAGATCGGAGCGGTTCTAGGAGAAACGATTTTTTGGGGTCTGATAATTGTCACAGTGGGAAAAGCAATTGTAACGAAAATTATAAGAGGATAAAAGGAGATAGGAGATGTTTGGAAGAAAGAGAATAGAAGAGAGGCTTGAAGCGCAAGACAAAAAAATACGCGAGCTAAAATCGATAGTTCAAGATTTATGTCCACATAATGATATCTACGTTAGAGTACAATCATTTTTTGATGGGTTCGAAATATATCGTGTAACTTGTCAAAAATGCGATGAAACAATTAAAATAGTTGATAAAAAACAATCAATTCAAATTATGAAAGAACAAGAAATCAAAAAAGCGAAAGAATTAATCGCTAAATCAGAACAAGAAGAAAAGGAAAAAACTAATGAGTAACGTACATCGAGAAATCTTCTCATCCATCTTTGGTGGAGAATACGAAGCAGAAATGGAAGCACAAATCCAAAGCGAATATGAATTCGTTGGTGCAGTTTGCGACAATTGCAACCACGAAACAGAGATTAATATTGGTTGCGAATATGGGTGTGATATTTGTGGGACTGGTGAAATCAAAGATATAGTAACAATAATGCTTGTAGATTAAGGAGATTAATTATGAAAGATGATATAGATGAAATAATCAGATGGTTTGATTTTGAGAAAGTAAGAATAGCGATGGTAGCTCTAGACTGGCATTGGCATTCTGAGACTCAAGCTCCATCCACAGGGGAGTTGGTACTAACTGCCATAAAACTATTGAATCGAGTTGTAGAAGAAGATCTAAGCGCAATACCCACAGGTGGATTCCTCGCAGAAAATCGAAACGGGATTCTCTCACTAAAATTCGTACTAACAGATTGGGATGTAGTTTTAGAGGAGGAAGAGTAGGATGGCAAATTGGAAACAAGGCGGAACTGGCAAGGGGTCGGACGGGTCTCGAATCAACCATGAAAAGTTAAGTGAGGGTATGGACAATATTAAAGATCAAGAGTGGAAGAGTTGTGGAGGGTGTAAATTCTTCCAAGGCGGATTTGATGTTCTTGGGTATACTTTATGTTCTGAGGTAGATAAATTCGATTTGAACAAAGGGGTTGAGTGTAGCGAGTGGGTGGCACGATGAAAGTGGAGTTGGTAGATTGGAACGTAAAGCTAGAAGAAGCGATATCTCACGCAGGGAGCGTTTGTTACGACAGCGATCCAACAGATCTGAGTCGAGTGAGTCGCCTAAAGAATATGGGACATCTATCTTGTTTCAGAAATGCCTTCGCATCATTTGAAATAAGTGGGATATCAAGAGCATGTGCGGATCAGATACGTACCCACCAAACTCTCAACCACCTAATGCGCTCTATGCGCTACTGTGACGAGAGTAAGTTGGATTTTGTATCTCCTAGTATGGATTATCTAAAAGATGGCTCAGATGAGGCTAAAAAGCTAATCGAGGCTCATGTGGTGGCTACTGAATATGTATATCAGAAATTGAGAGAGATGAGCGTAAGAAAAGAAGATGCTCGATCAATACTTCCGATGAATACGTCTACAAAAATGTACGTTAGTGGGAATCTACAGGCATTCCTCCACTTCATCGAGTTGCGAGCATCAAAAAAAGCACAAAAAGAAATTCAAGACGTTGCAAAATTGATGGAGGGTGCTTTAATAGAGAAGTTCCCACTAACATTTGGAGGATAAAATGAAAGCAAAAACAATGATTCAAAATCTAGAGTATGCAATAAAGCATTTTGGCGATGATGTTGAATTGCTTGTAGAAAAGGAAGATTACAGCGGATATAACCCAATCAGCACATCAATGTGCATATCAAATGTTGAGTATGTTGATTTTGATGGGAAAAATAAAATCGCTAAACAAGCCTTCTGTATGGAGATTTAAGATGTCAGATAAAAAGAAGCCAAAGCGCACAGCCGAAAGTGTAGGTAACATCTGCCCATATTGCACTCCAACTAGAGATTTCACAAGTAGATTTTACGTTGAACAGCACATCAAACACTCACACAAAGAAAAAAGACGAAGCATTATATGAAGCTAAATAGAAAAGAAAGTAAAATAGAATGGTGGTATAAAAACGAACTAACTCGACAGATAAAGAACCACACCCACAAAGATAACCCAACAATGGAGGATTGTCTAGAATTCTTGTTCGGAGATGAAGATGGGTGGATTGCGAGCGACATTAAGTTTTACGAATACAAGAAAGTAAAGAAAACTTTCATTCAAAGGCTCAATTTGTTTTGGATCACCCCTCTATTTGTAGCTACAATACCAATCCAATATCTTTTTAGAGGGCATGTCGGTGTAGATAGAGACAGTAAGATCGGCAGGACTATTGAGTTTTTAACAGGGGATTTTTAATATGAACGAAGAAGAAATAGAAAAATTAATGGAAGTAAACGAAAAATATAGCAGAATTCTAGACAGGCTAGACGAGCTGTACGAAGATGGAGAGCTAGAGTTCGATCAATATTTTTATTTGGTTGGTGGGAGTTATGAAGGATAAGGTGTTATTAAAACAACTATCTGACATGAGGAAGAGTAAGTTAACAAATATGAGAAAAGCTCACGATGCATCAGTTAGAATTGGAGAGAATTATGAGCCAACCGATTACGATTTAGGTATAATTGAAAATCTAGATAGAAAAATACAAAAAATGACCTCACATCGGGGCATTTAACACAAAGGAAGAAAAATGACAAAAGAAGTATTCGATATATCAACAGAGATCCACGAAAGAAAATATCAGTATAAAAATGAAACAAAGGACGGAACATTTCGAAGAGTGGCGAAACAACTAGCCTCCAAGGAGAAGAAGTCAAATTTTTGGGAGGCAGAGTTTTACGGAGTATTATCAAATTTCGATTTCATCCCAGCAGGGAGAATCCTAACCAATGCAGGAACTACTCGCAAAAATGCGACAATGTTCAACTGCTATGTTATGAAAGATCTCCCCGATTCTATGGATGGTATTTTTGAAACCGTACGCGAAGCGGCATTGACACAGCAGATGGGTGGTGGAGTTGGATTCAATTTCTCTACACTAAGACCAAAAGGTGCTTGGGTAGAAGGGTGTGAGTCAGAATCATCTGGCCCACTCAGCTTCATGAACGTTTTTGACGCTACTTGCAGAACGATCATGTCGGCAGGCAATAGGCGTGGAGCTCAAATGGGAGTCCTAAATATCGACCACCCCGACATCGAAGATTTTATCGAAGCAAAACGAGGAAATGAAGCTCTTCAAATGTTCAATATTTCAGTTGGTGTTTCCGATAAATTCATGGAAACTCTTCGAAATAAAGGCGATTGGGATTTAGTTTTCGATGGGAAAGTTTACAAAACAGTGAAGGCGGTTGAGCTTTGGGATAAAATCATCAAGTCAACTTACGATTATGCTGAACCTGGGGTTCTATTCCTAGATCGAATCAACAAAATGAACAACCTTTGGTTCATAGAAGATCTAAAATCGACAAACCCATGTGGCGAACAACCACTCCCACCATACGGAGCATGTCTTCTTGGGGCAATCAACTTGACAAAATTTGTATTAGAGCCATTTACAGAAGTTGCAAAAATTGATTGGGGACATTTGGGAGAAACAATTAAGATCGCAGTTAGGTTGTTAGATAATGTAATTGAGAATAGTGAATTTCCACTAGAGAAGCAAAGGCAGGAAGCCATCGACAAGCGTAGGCTTGGATTGGGCATCACTGGGTTAGCGAATATGCTCGCTATGCTAGGGGTGACATACGGAAGCGAAGAGTCGGTAGAGTTGATTGACGATTTGATGGAAAACTTCACAACAGATGTTTATCACACTTCAATTGATTTGGCAGAAGAGAAAGGTAGCTTCCCACTTCTAAATAAGGAGAAATACGTTCAAAGCAAGTTTATCCAAAGTCTAGATGTTGAAATCTCTGAAAGAATTATGGAAAGCGGAATCAGAAATAGCCACCTAACAACAATTGCGCCAACGGGAACTACATCCATGTTCGCAGGGAATGTATCGAGTGGGCTAGAGCCTGTATTTGCTTTGTCTTATGATCGAAAAATAAGAAATGGGCAAGAAGGTGATGAATCAGTATTTGAAATGGTGGATTATGGACTACTAAAATATAGAGAAGCAGTCGAAGACGATAAAGAGCTACCAAGCTATTTCGTAACAACGGCAGACATCACTCCACAGCAACATATAGACGTACAGGCAACGATTCAACGGTGGATTGACTCTAGTACCTCAAAAACTATAAATGTCCCTACAGACTTCCCGTTTGAGGATTTCAAAGACATTTATACGAGTGCCTATGAGAGAGGGTTGAAAGGGTGTACAACATTCCGACCATCAGAGCATATTCAAGGTGTGATTTCTGTTAAAGAAGAAAAGAAAGTAGAAGAAAAAGAGGTTAAAAAAGAAATAACGACTAAGCGACCAGACATCCTTAGTGGACAGACATATAAACTCAAATCTCCACAACACGGAAGTTTGTATGTTACAATTAATGACAAAGTGGATGACGAAGGAGTTGTTCGCCCATACGAAATGTTCATTAACACAAAGAAGCTACAGAACGTAGCATGGACAAGTGCAATGACACGATTGATTAGTGCGGTGTTTAGGCACGATAGAGATCCAAGTTATATCGTTGATGAATTGAAGCCAATCTTCGATCCGACAGGAGGATATTATGCAGATGGTAGATACATGAATAGCCTAATCGCTCATATAGGGTATACTATCGAAAAACACTTGAAGGAGATTTGTTTCTTGGAAGACGATGCTCCACAAGCATTCGAGAAAGAGAGTGGAGTTGAGATCGAGAAGGTGGATGATAGCTTGTTTGAGTATTGTCTCGAATGTAATGAGAAGGCATTGCTAAATAACGGTGGTTGCTACACTTGTCAGCAGTGTGGCTATTCAAAATGCGGATAAAATAAAAGAAATTCTTGATGTGTCCCGAGTCAAGTAAAATAAGTCGGGGGTAAATTAAAAGGAGGAAAATAATGAGAATAGGTAGCGTCTTCTAGTAATAATAAATTAGGAGATTAGAAAATGGCATGTACGAGAAGCTTCAAAACGAAGCAAGAACGAACAATGGCGCAACGTGACAAGAAATACGTTCGCCCTAAACGAAATTCAACAAACCTACCAAACTCATGGGACACCCAATGGATCAAAATCCCAAAATCTTGGAAAGATCTATACAAAAAGAGGTGTCAATGGGAAGATGAACAAGAAGTAAAACAAAGCTATCAAAATATGAGTGAAATGTCATCTAGTGAAATAGAAGACTACCTCTATCGAGATGGTGAATTCTATCCAAGAGAGAGTGGGATGGATTGGGACAACCACCACGTTTGGGCAGATGAAAAATATGCTGAAGAATGGCGTGGAGGAAAATCCGAAGAAGAATCAAAATTCGATTTCTTTTGGAAAATATTTGGTAGTTAAAATAAAAAGGAGGTGATTGGTAGTGAAAAGTGGCTATGGATGTAAACATGTTCAGAGAAAGAGCGAAGAGTGGAAAGTTAGAGATCTAAGCGATGCAAGAAGCACAGAATCCATCTAAAAAAAAAGCCCCTAACGGACGATAAATCCATTAGGGGCTTTTCTTATTTTGTATTCTCAACAGGATTGTAAGCTCTCACCTGTTCAAATTCACTTGGTTGTCTTGGGGTTTTGGCGACCTTGGCAATCAAAATAGCCAATCGCTGAACATAATCCTCTAAATCCGAAACTCTCTTCTCTAACTCTTTAGCTTCCTCCATAATTACATCCCCAATCGTTCTATTAGCGCATCAATATTCCCGATCCAGCCTGCAAACCGCTCATCCCCATAAATAAAGAATGGTAGACCGCCTATTCCAAATTCGGTTGCTATTTTTTTTCCTTCTTTCTCATTAACATCAAATTCCTCGAAATCAATAAGCCGATCTTCTAGTTGTCTCTTCGCCAATTTACAGGGTTGGCACGTTTTACTTGTGAATACTTTTAACATTGTTTCCTTCTTTGTGTTTATTTTTAAATTTTTCAACTTGAACACAAAAATAACTTTTTTCAAGAAATTTTGTATGTTTGGTTGTTTTTTCTCTATATTATATATTATACGCGAAAAATGTTAAAATATATAGCTTTTTCAAAAGTTTTTTAATATTTGGCTAGATTTAGCGGTCGAAGAGGTAGCAACCTACTACCCTGCCAAATTATTTTTAATAGGTAAACATCAAAGGTGGTGTTAAAATGAATTATAAGAGAGTGTACGAAGAGTTGATCGAAAGAGGAGTAAAGAGAGGGTGGACAAAGAAAACGGCCTCATGTTACACGGAAAGGCATCATATCGTACCTAAAAGTATGGGTGGAAGTAATGATAGTGAAAATTTGGTTGAGTTGACAGCGAGGGAGCACTATATCGCCCATTGGTTGTTGTATAAAGTATATAAAACTAAAGAGATGGCTTGTGCATGGAATGCCACAACGATGGATCGAGATGGAAGTCGTAAGTTAACTAGTCGGCAGTTTGAGAGAGCTCGGATAATAGCTAGCGAGAATATGAAAGGTGAGAATCATCCATGTTGGGGTGTTAAATTATCGGAAGAGAGGAAGAAAGCTGTAGGGGATTTCCATAGAGGGAAAAAGATGTCTGATGAGACTAGGGCGAAGATGTCAGATAGTCAAACGGGAAGTAAAGCCTCAGATGAGGCTAGAAAAAAGATAGGGGATGTTCATAGAGGGAAAAAGGTGTCTAATGAAACTAGGAAGAAAATGTCAGAGTCTAGAATAAAGCTCGGTATAAAATTAAGTGACGAAGACAAGGAAAGAATTAGAGAAAGATCCATAAAGATATCAAACAGAGAGGCTGAGTGCCCACACTGCAAATTGGTTTCTAAAAACTCACCGACCTTTAGGAAATATCATTTTGATAATTGCAATAAGCACCCAAACTGCACGGACGAAATTTACATAAAATATGGGTCTCCAATAACAGAGAAGACGGGAATGATCCTTGATTTATTGGACAAAGGGGAGACTAAAAAGTGGATCATTATTTCAAAATCAAGGGGCAGTGAGGCTACATATAAAAGAGCAAAAAGAAAATTTAAAGAAATAAATGGAATAAAATAAAATGAGCGATATGAATTTAAGTTTAGAAGACATGATGAATGCAGTAGATGCAGATATGTGCATGCAAAGCTTCTCGCATTTCGTAAAAGAGATGTGGGAGACAATAGAGGACTGCGACTTCGTGATGGGGTGGCACATACAGGTGATGTGTGATGAAGCCCAAATAATGATAGATAATTTGTTGGAAGGAAACCCAAAAATACATGATAGTTTGACGAACGTACCTCCAGGTACATCCAAATCTACCGTATATTCCGTCATGCTCCCTGCCTACGTTTTGGCGAGAGACCCAACCCAAAAAATAGGGTGTATTTCATACTCAAAAGAGCTTTCCTATGGCTTGAGTCAAAAATGCCGAAGAGTCATAGAGAGTGATAAATATATGAAACTGTTCCCTCACGTTAAGTTGAGAGATGACCAAAATCTCAAGTCACACTTTGCTACAGTTCAAGGTGGAGAGCGATACGCAACATCAGTTGGTGCAACAATTACTGGAAAACATTTTTCAGTGCTCGTGCTCGACGATCCGCTCTCGGCTTCGATGGCAACTAGTTTGGTCGAATTGAACAAGGCAAATGAATGGGTATCAACAACACTATCTACGCGAAAAACCGATAAAGAAAAAACAATCGTATTTACGGTAATGCAACGCCTAGCAGTCGATGATACCACGGGCTACTTGATAAACAAGAACAAAGGAAATCTATTCCACATCTGCTTACCAGCAGAATTAGACGAAAATGTTACTCCAGTAAAACTAAGAGACAAATATATAGATGGACTCCTAGACCCAAAGCGAATGAATCGCAAGGTCTTAAAGGAGATGGAGCTCGATCTTGGTACTTGGGCATACATAGGTCAATTTCAACAAAGGCCGTTCGCAAAAGGCGGTACGATGTTCGAGACAGAGAATATCGAAGTTGTTCAAGCTATAAAGAAAGATGATGTAGTTGATATATTTAGAAGTTGGGACTTGGCTGGAACACTCCCAACTAGAAAACAACCAGATCCCGATTTCACCGTTGGTCTAAAAATGGCTAAAATGAAAGATAACTCATTTATAATCCTAGATGTTATAAGAGGAAGATGGAGTGCAGACAAAAGGAATAAAATAATCCACCAAGCCGCAACTATGGATGGAAAACGAGCTAAGATTTTAATCGAGCAGGAGGGAGGATCGGGAGGAAAGGAACAGGCAGATGGATTAATTAGATCCTTGGCAGGATTTCACGCAATAAAAGAGAAGCCAGTTGGAAACAAAGAGACGAGGGCAGGAGTTCTGTCTGCTCAAATCAATATCAGTAATGTAAAAATGGTTAAAGCAAAATGGAACAAAGAGCTCCTAGATGAATTCCAATCATTCCCACTAGGTAAGCATGATGATATTGTTGATGCCTGCTCATCCGCATTTGCAAAACTAAACAAAACGGCAAAAGCTAGAATCAGACAACTTTAACCACTAAAGTATTACTTATAATACCCACCTAATCAAAAAAAATAAAAATAAATAAATTAATCTTTAAATTAACTCATATACAAAAATACATGAGGAAGAATTTAATGTTTAATATATTTAAGAAGAATGCACAATCAAATGTCAGCAAAAAATCTTCCCCACTAGAAGAATTGATAAGAAATGGGATGAATACAGGAAACTCTTCCAAGAGAGCCATCCCCGTTTCAGACAATTACGAGTCTTATGCAAAAAATGCCTACCTTAATACGGCAACGGTTTATTTTTGTATATCTCTAATTGCTCAAAAAGCAACAACAATTCCTCTTAAGCTTTATACAAAAGAAGATGATAGTCAAGATAGAACAGAAGTGAAAAATCACCCAATTCTGAAGTTGCTTGAAAAGCCATCAGCGAATGTTGATTATTACGAGTGGCTTGAGCGAATTGTTACATTCTACCTCCTTGGAGGAAACGCAGTTCAAGAGCCAAACATCCTAGATGGAGTAGTTCGAGAATTAAACGTTTACAATCCAAAAAATGTTGATTATAACGTAACGGCAAATGACAAACTTCTTTCCTATACTATAAAGGATGAAGATGGAAATGACAGAGTTTATAAAGTAAGCCCTGTCACAAAAGACTCCGATCTTCTCCATTGGAAAAATATTGATCCATTAGTGGAATATAAAGGTAGCAGTGCGCTATCATCAGCCCGTACAAGTATTGACATACAAAATACAGGCGATAGCCACAACTTCAACACCTTAAAGAACCAAGCTCGCCCAAGTGGTGCATTAAGTTACAAACCTGGGGATGGTCAGCCACTAGCTCTTGAAGACGAAGCCTTCGACCGCTTGAAGCAAGAGATCGAAACGCAATTTAGCGGAGATGCCAATGCAGGGCGACCACTTCTACTTGAAGGTGGATTAGAGTGGGTTCAAATGAGTCTTAATGCAAAAGACTTAGACTATGTGAATAGCCGACACACTACAATGAAAGATATTTGTAGAGCGTTGAAAGTTCCATCTTCATTGTTAGGTATTGAAGGTGACACTGCATACAATAATATGCGTGAGAGCAAAGAACTCCTTTGGGAAAACGCAATTCTCCCAATGATGAGGCGATTCATCTCTCACTTAAATACTGAGTTGCTACCATTATTCGATAAGAGTGAAGGACTAGAGCTCGGAATGGATTTGAGTTTAATTCCCGACCTTTCTATTAAGCAAGAGAGAATTTGGGATAGAATACGAAATGCAAATCATCTTACGATTGATGAAAAGCGTAAGATGACAGGATTTACCCCACTCCCAGATGGAACAGGAGAAACAATCTTGATATCAAGTGGTGATATGCCATACGATTTATTGAGAGCAGGATATACAGCAGGGGATTTGAATGAGCTCGCATCGGAAGGTGCTACTAGTGGCGATGGAACCCCATCTGAGGAAAATGTTGCCAAGAGCTTAAAAAAAAAGTACCTAGCGAAAGGGATATTGGCAACTAAAGCAGAATCCCTTTCGAATGAAGATTACCTAGCAAAGTTAGATGAAATGGCTCGTGGATATGACGAAGAACTCAAAGAAGAGCTTGAGAAAGTATTCGCTGATTTCGGACAAGAGCTTGAAGATGGATTCAAGAGGGGGGAGGAAGTTGCAATAGCAATCTCACTCCTAATACTCCAAGATCGTTTAGCTAACGCATATAAGCCCACTCTTAAAAAGGTGGTTGATGATTTCTCTAGATTTGCATTGAACGATATGGATGACTTCATTGTTGACGAAGGTAGTTTTAACAGACGAGTTGATACATTCATCGAACAAGAACTCTACAATAGGGCTGAATACGTCACAAAGACAACTCAGAAGATTGTTGAAGACAAAGTTAGCAAGGGTAGGGAAGAAGAGCTAAACAACGAAGAGATCGCTTCATCACTTAAAGAAGAAATGGATGATCCTGCTAGACTCTTGATGATAGCTGAAACAGAAGTGCAAGGGGCGATTGGATTCGCCATGTACGAAGTTGCAAATAGAGCTTCCAAACACTACCACAAAGAGTGGATTACGATGGGTGATGAGAAGGTTAGATCTAGCCACGCTAGTGCTAACGGACAGACTGTTCCTTCCGAAGAAAGCTTTGACGTGGGTGGAGAAGGACTAGATCACCCAGGCGATAGTAGTGGGAGTGCAGGCAATGTTATCAATTGTAGATGCAAAATGAGAATGATACCAACAAGTGAAGTTAATATATAAATAGGAATACAGTATGAAAAAGAAAATGAAAGATTTCGATGTTAAGTTCACGGACTTCAACGAAGAAGAAGGTGTTGCAAGTGGATATCTCTCCATCTTCAATAATGTGGATCACGCAGGGGATATGGTTGTTAAGGGAGCCTTCAAAGAGTCGCTCCAATCAAAAGACACCATCCCATTTTTATTCCAACATGACCCTTCTCTCCAAATTGGAGTTATGTCATGTATAGAGGATGACAAAGGGTTGTTTGTCAAGTGTAAATACTACCTTAACACGGATCTTGGAAAAGAAAAGTACGAACTAGCCAAAGCAAACCAAGAAAATGGATTGACTACAGGTTTGAGTATTGGTTACAGAGTCAAAGACTATGAGTGGAAAGAAATTGCTGATGAAACAATCTTCGTATTGAAAACGATCAGCCTTCATGAGGGATCACAGGTAACTTTCGCCTGCAACGAAGCCGCTTTCCTAGAAGAAGTAAAAAGCCTAGAAGATATTACCGCTAGAGAGCTAGAAAAAGGTCTACGCGAAGTAGATGCTATCTCAAATTCCCTAGCTAAGAAATATGCAAATATTCTGCTGAAAGCGATTCGAGAGGAGTCTGCTGATGATGTAGAAAAAGAAGTTGATGGTGAAAAAGAATTGCCACCAATTGAAGAAGAGGAAATCGTTGAAAAGAACGATGAATCAGCAGACGTTGAGCCAAAAGAAGAAAACGAAGAAAAGAGCGATGAAGCAGTAGCTCTAGAAATCAAAGAATTCTTTGAAGCTCAAAAAATCAAAAATTTATTTAACAATTAGTTAAAAAAACAAACAAGGAGACATTAACATGTCAGATGTAATCGAAGAGATGCAGAAAGGGTTTAACCACCTTAAAGAAACAAACGAAAAGCTTATCGACTCAAAACTAAAGGGTCTTGGTGTAGATGAACTAGAAGCAAAGATGACTAAGATCGAAGCTGATCTTGACGCTTCTGAGACAAAGAGCCAAGAAGCTCAAGCGGCTAAACTAGTTGCAGAGCAGAAAGCCGAGAAAATGGCTACAGAAATTGACGAACTACGTGTTGCTTTCAACCGTGGTGGCGAGTCAAAAGCTGAAAAAGAAGACCTTCACGCTAAAGCAGTTGACCTTTTCCTTATGAAAGGTAAAGAGGCTCTTGATGAAGAGCAAATGAAAGCTCTTGCTACAGATACAGATGGAAATGGTGGATTTGGACTAGCTGTTACTCAAGCGGCTAAAATCACCGACTTCATGTTCGAAACTTCACCAATGCGAGCTTATGCTTCAGTTGGTAACATTTCTACAGGTGAGTGGGAAGCTATTATCGATAGCGATGAAGCAGGTGCAGGATGGGTTGGTGAGCGTTCGGCTCGACCTCAGACTTCTACTCCTAACCTTGGTAAGAAAGTTATAACTACTCACGAACTATACGCTGACCCTCGCGCTACTCAGACTATGATCGATGATGCTTCTTTCGATGTAGCTAACTGGCTTGCAGGTAAAGTTTCACGCAAATTCTCTCGCCTTGAGAACACTGCTTTCGTTAACGGTGATGGTGTTGTTCAGCCACGTGGTATCCTAACTTACGCTGATGGTGTAATCGGATCAACAGGTGAGCGCGAACTAATCGAGCAAGTTGGAAGTGGAGAAGTTGGTGGAATTGATGCAGATCAGTTGTTTGAACTACAGGGGGCTCTTAAAGCTGACTACAATGCAAACGCTCGTTTCTTCTTCAATCGCGCTACACTTACGAACATCCGTAAACTGAAAGATGGTGATGGAAACTACCTATGGCAACCAGGTCTTTCTAAAGGTGTTGGTAACTCAATCCTTGGAAAAGAGTACGCTCTATTCGAAGACATGCCAGAGCTTGCTACTGATAGCCTATCTGTTGCTTATGGTGACATGCGCGAAGCTTATCAGATCGTTGACCGCATGGGTGTTCGCGTTCTACGTGACCCATTCACAGCTCGCCCATACGTTTCATTCTACACTACTAAGCGTACAGGTGGAGATGTTGTAAACTACGAAGCTCTTAAGCTTATGGTTACAGGATAATCACAAATTAATCAATCGGATGGCTGTTATTTTATAGCCATCCATATTTTAAATTTTTATTGGAGAAAAATAAAATGAAAAAAGATTCAGTTTCAAATATCAAGCCACTTCTAGCAGAAACAGTTGCAGGAGCAGGTTCAAGTACAGCAGTAGATATGCAAGGTTTTCGTGGACTAGCGTTCGTTACATCTGCTACGGTTAACCAAACTGCACCTGTTGTAGTTGAAGAGTGTGACACAGTTGGTGGTACTTACACTACTGTAGCTACTGACCAAGTAATTGGTACTCCTGCTATTCAGCTTGCCGCTGACACAGAGCCACAGAAGCTTGGTTATGTTGGTTACAAGCGATTCGTTCGTCTTACGAACACTGATGGTACTCTAATTGTTCAAGCAATTAGCACACATCCAGAGAATGCTCCACAAGCATAATCTAGTTTAATTCTAAGGGTAGGGTTGAGTATTAACACTCTCCCTACCCTTTTTTAATATCGAGGTAAAGTATGAAAGAAGTAGAAATTGAAGCGTTGATGACGTTTAAGTATTCGCCAAACGGTACGGGTATCGAAGTTGCTCCTAAAGGTTTGGAATTTATGGTAAGCGAGAAGTTAGCAAAGAAGCTAACAGCAGGAGATCCACCAAGAGCAAAATATCTTGACGAAAGCAACAAGAAAGAAGAAATCGTTGAATTGGTTGAAGAGATCGTTGAAGAGATCGTTGAAGAGCCAACGGTCGAGGACATTTTAGGAAGCGATGATGAAGTTGAAATCGATCTATCATTTGAAGATGATGCAGTAGAGATTAATGGTGAGCTTATCGAAGAGGGTGAGCAAGTTGAAGAGAAGGTCGGGAAATACGAAGACTTCCCTGCCTACAAGACAATTGTAGAGCTTGATGAACTAAAAGAGATCATCGAAAAAGCAGACAAGAAACAAGACGAAGTTGAATTAGGAGCAAAATTTGTAGCACTACGCAAGGGTGGAGCTTGGTTCAACGTTTATAATAAGGTCACAGATGAAGTAGAGAATGAAAAGGGGATGAAGCTAGACGATAAGTTAGCTGAATTCGTTTACGAACTCTACCTAAAATAAGGGTAAAATATGTATAGAGTAATAGCACCAACCGAAGAAGAGCTCATAACAGTTGAGGAATTCAAGCAATTTGTT